AATGTTCAAGGTGAATTTGAAGTTAATGTTTCAAAACCACTTCAATATGTAAGTCCTTCCACAGGAATTACCACAATGGTATCTACTGGTGGAGCAGATATTGCGATCTCCGATTTTGCATTATCTTCACCACGAGAAGATGGATTGCATATCAAGGTTAATCATAAAAACCATGGTATGCACGCTACTACTAATATTGTAAGTATTAGTGGGGTAAAACCAGACAGCAAGTCAACAACGATTGCTGCAGAATATACAAATTCTGATTCTGGAGGAATTAGTGTTGGAAGTACTAGTGGATTTGAATCTTTTGAAAATGTGTCCGTTGGTTCTACAAACCCAGGTTACGCTATTATTGATGATGAAATTGTTTCGTACACAGGAGTATCTGCGGGTCAGTTAACTGGTATTACTAGAGGTATTGATAATACAAATTCCTTTACATACCCAGTCAATTCCCAAATCTCCAAGTATGAGATTGATGGTTTCTCTTTGAGACGTATTAATACTAATCACACTCTGTCAGATGCAATGGGTTCTAGACCTATTACTTTAGACAGTTACCATATTAGAGTTAATACCTCCACAAATGGAATCAATAGAAGCACTGGAGTTGGATTTGGATGCTTATATGCAAATTCTTCTAAGTCTGCTGGTGGTGAACAAATCTTCGCGACCCAGAACATTCAATATGAAGCAGTGAGACCAATTGTTCAAACAATGTCTCTACCAGGAACAGATATTAAAGCATCTGTTCGGGGTATTACTGCTACCAGTGTTGATGGTAATGAAGTCTCATTCGTAGAGACAGAAGACACCCCAATTAATCTAGCAGAAGATACTTATCTACCCGAACCTAGAATAATTGCTTCTAGAGTCAATGAAGTTGCTAAAAATTCTACGCAACCTGGCAATAAATCAATGGAACTTACGTTTACATTGAATTCTGCTAACGCCAACATCTCGCCAGTTATTGACCTTGATAGAGTTGGTATGGTACTTATCTCAAATAGAGTTAACGCACCAATTGCAGATTATATAAATGATTCTAGAACAGCATCACTATCTGAAGATCCAACAGCATTTATCTATGCCAACACACCAGTTGAACTTGAAAATGCTGCTACTTCGATAAAGATCTTCCTCTCGGGATATGTAAATACATTTGGAGACGTTAGAGCATTCTATTCTATCAGCAATACTGCTGATCCAGATCCACTCTACTATCCATTCCCAGGCAATAAGAACTTGGATGTAAATGGCAAGATCATTGATTTTGCTAAGTGTGATGGTTCTTCCGACAAGGCAGTTCCAAAAACAGATGTTCTTGCTGCTGATAGTGCTGATTTGATCTACCGAGATTATGAATTTACGATGGATAACTTGCCAGAGTTTAAATACTTTACTATTAAATTAGTTGGTACATCAACAAATCAAGCATATCCACCAAGAATCAAAGATCTTAGAGTAATTGCATTAGCATAATATGGAAAATGAACCTCGTTATTTGAAAGTTGAAGGGCATAGTTATCTCGTAAGGGATACTATGTCCAATGCAATTATCAATAAGAATCAAACAGAATTTCATCAATATAAAACTTTACGTAAGATAAAGAATGATGAAAAAGATAGACTTAACAAACTTGAAGATGATATCAGTGAAGTTAAAGATCTTCTAAGACAACTAGTAGACAAGGGTCTGTAAAATGGCAACACCAGCATCTCGACAAGGACTAATAGATTATGCTAAAAGGCAGTTGGGTGCTCCTGTCTTAGAGATTAATGTTGCAGATGAGCAGCTTGATGATATTATTGATGACTCACTTCAATATTTTTATGAACGCCATTTTGATGGAGTGATACAAACATATTTGAAGTATGAAATAACACAATCCGATATTGATAGGGCACGAGGTGGAGTTGGTATAGCAACAACTTCTGCCACTACTAACATTGCAGGAACTCAGACAACATTTGACTTTACCGAGAATAATAATTTTATTCAAGTTCCACCACAAGTTTTAGGTATTAATAAAGTATTTGCCTTTGAAGGATCTAGTGGCATTTCGGGTGGTATGTTTAATATTAAATATCAATTATTTTTAAATGATGTTTACTTTTGGGGTTCTACTGAACTCTTAACATATTCTATGGTTAAAAGATATCTATCCGATATTGACTTCTTATTAACCACAGAAAAACAAATAAGATTTAATCAGAGACAAGATAGACTTTATATGGATATGGATTGGGGATCTTTAGTTCCTGGTCAATTCTTAATTATTGACTGTTACAGACTTCTAGATCCAAATGACTCTCCTAGAGTATGGAGTGATTCTTTTCTTAAGAAGTATGTTACTGCTTCACTTAAGAAACAATGGGGTCAAAATCTAATTAAATTTCAAGGAGTCAAACTTCCTGGAGGAACTGAATTAAATGGGAGGCAAATATATGATGATGGTGTTACTGAACTAAATTCTTTAATGGATAAGATGTCTTCTACATATGAACTTCCACCTTTAGATATGATCGGTTAATACTATGGCGTTAAATCCATTCTTTCTCCATGGTTCTTCTGGAGAGCAAAATTTAATTCAAGATTTAGTTAACGAGCAACTAAAAATGTTCGGTGTTGAAATTTACTATATTCCAAGAGTATATGTAAATGAAAAGACCGTAATGGAAGAGGTGTCTAGATCAGAATTTACAGCAGCAGTTCCATTAGAAGCATATGTAGATACTTACGAAGGTTTTAGTGGAGCAGGAACACTTTTATCTAAGTTTGGAGTTCAAGAAATTGACGATCTTACTATAATAATATCCAAAGAAAGATATGAGACTGTTATTGAACAGCAGATAGCAGTAATAGATAAAACCAAATTAACATCTAGACCAAAAGAAGGCGATTTAATCTATTTCCCACTTGGAGATAGATTGTTTGAAATTAAATATGTAGAGCATGAAAAACCTTTTTGGCAATTGCAAAAGAATTATGTTTACGAACTTAGATTAGAACTTTTTGCTTACAACGATGAAGAGATAGATACTGGCATCTCTGAAATAGATGATAATACTGTAGATGCTGGATATATTCAAACATTCAATATGGTTGGTGTTGGGTCTACTGCAACAGCAGTAACAACACTTGTTCCAAGTGGTGCAGTAAGGAATATTATTGTATCCAGAAGAGGGCATGGATATGAAGAGATACCAAGAGTTGCAATAACATCCGCACCCGATGGTGGTGTAACTGCAGTTGGTATTGCGTCAATGTTCTATGGAATTATAGACCTTTGCGATCCAAGTCCAGACAATGGAAGGGTTCAAAGAGTACAAATGGAAAATGTTGGAGCAGGGTATACTGTAAAACCAAAAGTTACCTTCCACTCTCAAACAGGATCTGGAGCATATGCAGTTGCAAATATATCAGACGCTGCAGTTGGAATTATAACAATCACAAGTGGTGGTAGTGGATATATTGATATACCAACAGTAACTGTCGTAAAACCAGGTATTGGTAGTACCACTATTGACGCCAAACTAAGAGCTAAAATTAATATCCTTGGTGAATTGACAGAATTAATTGTTGATGATGCTGGAGGATATTATGATGGTGTTCCTGAGATAGTTATTTCTGGACCAACACAATCTGTTGGGTATGGAACATATTTAACAAACGAAGATGTTGTAGGATCTCAAAGTGGTGCTACAGCAAGAGTTAAATCATGGAATACTTTAACACAAATACTCAAATTAGGGGATATAACAGGTTCTTTTGTAACTGGAGAATCAATCACGGGTCAGTCAAGTGGAGCTGCATATGCAAATATTGACCTAAATAAATTTAACCTTCCTGAAGATGGGTTTGCACAAAACAATACTATTGAAATAGAAGCAGACGCGATTCTTGATTTTAGTGAATCCAATCCATTTGGTAATCCGTAGGAGATAAACCATGTTTGATCATTTTTACCATCAAATTTTTAGAAAAACTGTCATCGCATTTGGCACTCTTTTTAATGGGATGACAATTAAAAGAGATGGTGGAGAGATCATTGAAGTTCCTCTAGCATATGGTCCAACTCAAAAGTTTTTAGCAAGATTAGAGCAACAACCAGATTTAAATAAACCAATACAAATAAGTCTACCTAGAATGTCCTTTGAATTTTCTGGGGTATCATATGATTCTGGTAGAAAATTAGCAGGAACTCAAGCATTTACAACAGCATTAAAATCAGACAAGCGTGAAATACGTAAAATGTTTCACCCAGTTCCATATAATATGTCATTTGATTTATCAATCATGACATTATTAAATGATGACGCTTTACAGGTTGTAGAACAAATACTTCCATACTTTCAACCAAACTTCAATCTTACTATTGATTTGGTAGAATCTATTGGGGAAAAAAGAGATATTCCAATTACTTTAGACTCAGTATCATTTGTCGATAATTACGAAAGTGATTACTCTTCAAGAAGAGTTCTTTTATATACATTAAAATTTACTGCAAAGACTTATTTGTTCGGTCCAGTACCAGACAACAAAGGAGATATTATTACCAGAGTATCTATTGGTGTTGCTGGTGGAGATCCCAGTCCAGACGCAAAAAGAGATCTGGTATACACCAGACCAATTGCAACTAAGGCATATAATAATGACGTTGTTACAAATCTCAGCAATAATATTATTGCAGGTGAAGGTTTATTCATAGTTAATGATGCTTCAAATTTACCAGAAAAATCATACATTACTATTGATAACGAAACAATTTATATCAAAGAGAAAAATAATAATGAACTCATAGTTGCTAGAGGACAATATAGAACCAAAGCAGTAGATCATGTTGGTGGTGCTCCTATTTTTGCAATCACTGAAGCAGATAATGATAATGTTGAGTCTGGTGATAATTTTGGATTTGGTGGTTAAAAATGAAAGATAAATTTAATGATCTTAATAATACTTTTGATGTTGAAGCAGAAATTGTAAAACCAGAACCAGAAAAGAAAGAACTAAAAAAACCTTCGGAATCTGAAGACGTAACTAAAGATTATGAATATACGAGAGGTAACCTCTATTCAATCATTGAGAAGGGACAAGAGGCGTTGGATTGTGCGTTGGAACTTGCTCAAGATGGGGGTCAACCAAGACAGTATGAAGTTGTTGGACAATTAATCAAAAACGTTGCAGATGCAACAGATAAATTAATTGATTTGCAAAAGAAATTGAAGGATCTGGATGCTGATGAAAAAAGTCCAACAAACGTAACAAATAATGCGATGTTTTTTGGATCTACGGCAGAGTTATCTAAAATGCTTAAGGCACAAACTAAAAATATTCAAGAAGATAAATAGAAAAAAAGTATTTTCTAGGAAATGGCTAGTTTCGATATAAATCCTAAGGCTCATAAAGCTGCAACCAAGCAGAGAAAGATTAGCGCCATGACTAAATCTCCTAATGAGAATGAGGCAAAAGTTGCTAAAAACAAAATGACTCCTGCTGCTAAAGTGAATGTTCCTAGATTGAGGCAAGGTCAGCAAGAAGAAATTATACCTGGATTAAAGTTAGTTGATATCATTCTTGGTGAAGAGAAGTGTGGCAAAGGCATGTATTATTGCTACACAGATAAGAAGTGTAAAAAAATACCCGATGGTTTAAAGACAACTGCACGTTTCTCTGGAGGTGGTCGTGAACCAGAAGAAGTTGGTATTGACAAACCAGTAGAAGGTGGAGAAGGCGGAGATAGTGGAGATGGTGGTGGTGGCATGGGAGAATCTCTTGCTATTGAAGATGCCTTTGGCAATAAGTTTATGGAAGTTGTTGACTTAATTAAACCAGAAGATATTGTTGAGAAGTGCTGGAAGGGATATAAGAAAAAGGGTATGAAGACTATGTTTGGTAAGAGATATCCAAACTGTGTCAAAGAAGATGATAAGAACTCAGAAACTTATGTGAAGGGATCCGCACCAGTTAGAGCCTCTTATGGTGGTAAACCAGAATCTTTTACTAAAGAAAAGTATGTGAAAAAATCTGCTAAGAAAACAGCAGAGAAGACTACAGAAGATTACAAGGGAATGTATCAGTCCCCATCTCCTACTAATAAAAGAGTATTGAGTCCTGATGAAAAAGCACGTATGTCTCCTGGTCGTCGTGCAATGCAAAAGTCTGATGATCTTGAAAGGACCGAACCAGGTTCTAAGAGAGCAAAGGCACAGAAAAAAGCATCAACGCAGATGGCTCGTAACTTCAAATCTGCTAGAGCAACAAAGGAAGAAGTACAGGTTGACGAAGCAATGAGACTTCCAGCAGAGTATGGTAACTTGTTGGCAGTTGTTGTTATATGGAGAGGTAGATCTCTGATGATCAAAATGTTCTTTCCTCAGGCAACAATGCCTAAGAAGTCAGAAATTCAGACAGAGATTGAAAAAGTATATCCTGGCGGTAGAGTAACTCAATTCCAAAGAACTTCTTTACCTAGTGAGTATTCTCCTCACAATTCACCAATTTTAAAAGTACAGAAGGAATCAAAAGATGAGACCACTATTGGTGGTGGGAATCTAAAGAAACTTACTAGTAAGGCAGTCAAGAGAGTTGATTCAAATGTTGATGGCACTGTAAACAGCAGTGATATGAAGAGTTCTGACACTGGCGAGTATGTACCTGGACCCGATGGTAAAAAAGTAAAAGCCAAAGCAAGATTTGAAGAAACCGAGTGTGCTCAAACTGCAAAAGGAACAGACTGTGGGGTTCATGGTAAAAAGTGTTGTCCTGGTCTTGAAGAAGTAGAAGAGGGGGCAGGAGAAAAGGACGCTTGTTACCATAAGGTCAAGTCTCGTTATTCTGTGTGGCCTTCTGCATATGCATCTGGTGCTTTAGTTAAATGTCGTAAAAAGGGTGCTAAGAACTGGGGAAGCAAAACTAAAAAGGAAGAAGTGCTGGCAGACATCGCCGCAGAATATTTCTTCAATGAAGATATCAATAGTGATGGTGTAGATATACTCATCGAGGAACTGGGTCTTGATCAATTTGTAAGTTTTGTAGAAGGTCTCTCTGCTGATGCATACCTTACTGAAGAGAGATCGGCAAGACGTGCTAAAAAAGGTGCTAAATCCTATGCACAAGTAAAAGCAGAAATTGATGCTAAAGAAGTATCAAAGAAAAAACCATCTGCAGAAAAAACAAAGGCAGCAGTAGATACTGCTAAAAAACAACAACCTAAAAGGAGACCTGTACTGGACGCCATTGCCAGACAAGTTATGAAGGGTATGGAGCGTCATAATGCTGCAATGAAGAATGCAAAAGAGACTGGTAAAGTTATCAAAAAAGCAGGCAAAGTTGCAGGTGCTGTTGCTAAAGGTGCTGGTGAGGGGGTAAAAACTGCAGGAAAAGCAGCAAAAGTTGGATATAAAATGGCATCTGAGGAGGAAGACCGCCTGGGAAAGTAGATGAAGATTGGCAAAAAGCCAATCGCAAAGATAAGACTGATGGTTTAAGTCAAAGCACAGTAAATGCTTATAAGAGAGAGAATCCAGGTTCTAAACTTAAGACCGCAGTTACTACTAAACCTTCTAAAATTAAGAAGGGATCTAAAGATGCTAAGCGCAGATCTTCATTCTGCTCCAGGATGAAAGGTATGAAGAAGAGACTAACCTCTGCAAAAACTGCAAGAGATCCAGACTCTAAGATCAACAAAGCATTACGTCGTTGGAATTGCAACTAATGAAAACATTTGAGGAATTTATTAATGAGTCTAACAAAAGTGGTGATAGTTCTTTGCGCGACTGGTTTGGCAAGAGTCGTTCTAGTGATGGCAAGCCTGGTTGGGTTCAATTGGGTGGTAAATTTTCAGGAAAACCCTGTGCAAAACAACCAGGTCAAACAACCAAACCAAAATGTGGTTCTTCAAAAATGAAGCGCAACCTCTCTGATAAAGAAGAGGATAGTGCATTCAGAAGAAAGAATCAACAGGATAGCAATCCAAACCGTAAAGGTAAAGCAATTAATGTTGCTACAGAGAAAAAAAGGAAAAAATAATATCAACCATAAATACAAATAAAAGTATAAAAAAATGAAGATTTTAGGAGATGCCACTGCTCTGGCAACGGGTACAACCAAATTTACGTCAGCGACTGCGGTATGGGTATCAAACACTGCTACCAGTGCGTCTAATGTCACTCTTCGCAATGCTGCTGACGATGCCGATCTTGGATCAATAAGTGTTCCTGCATCAAGTGGAGTTCTAATCCATTTAATTGCTGGTCAAGGTTTGAGAGGTGCAGCAACTATTACTGGTACGCAAGTTGGTGCATCAGAAACTGGAATTTGAAAATTTAATTGACTAAATTATGTCTGTTGATCATTATCTTGGCAATCCACTACTAAAAAAAGCAAATACAACTCAAGAATTTTCGCAAGATCAAGTTCTCGAATTTGCACGATGTATCGATGATCCAGTATATTTTGCAGAAAATTATATACAGATCGTTACCCTAGATTATGGTCTGAAAAATTTTGAGCCCTATGAGTTTCAAAAGGTTATGTTGGATCGATTCCATCATAATCGATTCAATGTATGTAAACTTCCCAGACAATCTGGTAAGTCAACTATTGTTGTATCTTATCTTCTTCATTATGCACTTTTTAATGATAATGTAAATATTGCAATTCTTGCAAACAAAGCAGCAACTGCTAGAGATTTGCTTGATCGTCTACAAACTGCATACGAGAACCTTCCTAAGTGGTTACAGCAAGGAGTATTGACATGGAACAAAGCATCTCTTGAATTGGAGAATGGGTCGAAGATTATTGCAGCATCTACATCTGCATCTGCAGTTCGTGGTGGATCATACAATATTATCTTCCTTGATGAGTTTGCATTCGTTGCAAATCATATAGCAGACCAATTCTTTAGTTCAGTATATCCTACAATTTCTTCAGGTCAAAATACTAAAGTTATTATCGTGAGTACACCTCACGGTATGAATCACTTTTATAAAATTTGGCACGACGCAGAACGTAGTAAGAACGAATATATTCCAACAGAAGTTCATTGGAGTGATGTACCAGGAAGAGATGCCGAGTGGAAAAGGCAGACAATTGCAAACACATCAGAACAACAGTTTAAAGTTGAGTTTGAATGCGAATTTCTTGGATCTGTCGATACTCTAATTGCACCAAGTAAACTTAGAACGATGGTATATGAACAACCATCAATAACACACCAAGGATTAGATGTATTTACTGATGTAAAAACTGAGAACAATTATGTAATTACAGTTGACGTTGCCAGAGGAGTTGGTGGAGACTATTCTGCATTTACTGTCATTGACATTACATCATTTCCACATCAATTAGTATGCAAATATAAGAATAATGAAATCAAACCGATGCTATTTCCAAGCATCATTAAAGAAGTAGCAGATAATTATAATAAAGCGTATGTATTATGTGAAGTAAATGATGTAGGTGATCAAGTTGCTGCAATCTTAAATTTTGATTTAGAATATGAGAATGTTTTAATGTGTTCTATGAGAGGTAGAGCAGGACAAATTGTTGGGCAAGGATTCTCTGGCAAAAAGACACAACTTGGTGTCAAGATGTCCAAAACAGTCAAAAAGGTTGGATGTCTAAATCTAAAGACCCTAATTGAAGAGGATAAATTAATCTTCAAAGATTATGATGTGATTGCTGAACTTACTACATTTATTCAAAAGCATAACTCATTTGAAGCAGAGGATGGATGTAATGATGACTTAGCAATGTGTCTCGTTATCTATGCCTGGTTAGTTCAACAAGATTACTTTAAAGAGCTGACGGATCAAGATGTTCGTAAAAGACTTTACGAAGAACAGAAGAATCAATTAGAGCAGGATATGTCACCATTTGGTTTTATTGTTGATGGAGTTAATGAAGAATCATCTTTTGTAGACTCTGCAGGGGATAGATGGCATACTGATGCTTATGGTGATATGTCGTATATGTGGGATTACAATTAATCTACAATTCAAATGGACTTAGACGGTCAGTTAAAGTTTGGTCATTTATTACTTCATGATAGGAAGTGTCGAATTTGTGGTGAGAGAAAAAATTTAATAGAGGGTTACTATAGAACTAGAAAGGATAGAGGTATTACACCATCATCTTTTTCTTATGAGTGTAAAGTATGCACTAAAAAGAGAGTAAATAAGAAATCAAACACTTGGAACTATCCAGATTGGTAGTATCACGTCAGTATTCCCCGCGTAAATGCCCTTTTTAATAAATATTTTCAGATAAACTGAGACTTACAAGGAGACAGAATCCATGGCGACTCCTCAATTATCTCCTGGTGTATTAACTAGAGAGGTTGATTTAACGGTAGGGAGAGCTGAGAACGTTCTTGATAATATTGGAGCTATTGCAGGTCCTTTTGAGATTGGACCCGTCAACGAACCAATTACGGTATCCACAGAGCAAGAACTAATCAACAATTTCGGATTACCGAAAACAGAAGACAACCAGTATGAATACTGGATGAGTGCTTCTTCATACCTCTCCTATGGTGGTGTGTTGAAGGTTGTCCGTACAGATGGAGATCTGATCTCAAATGCCAACGTTGGTGTTGGTACATCTGCTCAACTGGATGTCAAAATTAAAAACTTTGATGACTACAATAGTAACTATAGTAGTGCAGCATCTGATTGGTATTATGCAGCAAAGAACCCTGGAAGTTGGTCTAATGGACTAAAAGTCTGTATTATTGACGACTTTGCAGATCAAGTGGTTGGTTTTGCAACAACAGCAATCTCTGCTCTTGGCGTAAACGTAGGATATGGTATTACTGTTGATATCTCAGGACAAATAATTCCTGGTCTTGGTACAACGCAAGCATTCCAAGGATATTTAAAGGGAATTGTAACTGGTGTCATTGATGGTGAAACCATTAATACTAGTGCCGTTACTGTTAAGATCCACTCTAGAGTTTCTAGTGGAGGAACTGAACCTGGTAGGCATGATAGACAAACCTATTCGTCAAATAGCACATACTCTTCATTCCTAAATGGTCAAAGAGTAATGTTCGTTGACCAAAACGGAGAGGTATCATCTCCAATTGACTCAATCTCTAGCGTTGGTATAACAACATCTACCCCAATAAATGGTCAGCAAGACCAAACATATTCTGGAGTCGGTGGAACTACTGGAGGAACAGGATCTCAAGCATCTTTCAATATCACAAGAAATAGCACTGACGGCAACGTTGATGCATCTAAGATTTCTATTGTAAATGCTGGTATTGGATACACTGTTGGTGATACAGTATCTATTGGTGGTTCTGCTGTTGGTGGTTTTGATATAAATCAAGGCGCTATTGCAGCAACCAGTGGAATTACAACATCCACAACAATTCCTTCAGCATCGAATGGAATTTATCTTTCTGTCGCTGGCGTAAGTACCGTAGGATCTGGCATCTCGTTCAATCTCTACAGAGATTCTAGTGGTGGTATTGGAACAGTAACTGCAGTCAATACTGGTCTTGCATATGAATTGAATGAAGTAATTACAATTGAAGGTGCTTCTATTGGTGGCACTACACCAACAGATAATGCTAGTTTAACAGTATCTGAACTCAGAGACGATAAAGTTGTTCTTTCAATCACGTCTAGCAACTCCAGACTTCTTATAGATGGTGTTGATGACTGGTATAACTCCCAAACTCTCAAGTTAGATAATTCTGTAATTTACTGGAGAACTATTGCTCCCAAACCAGGAACATCTGGTTTTGTTGAAGAAAGAAGTGGTGAGAATGATGAGATGCACGTAGTCGTTGTAGACGACTCTGGCAAACTTACAGGAGTAAGAGGAAATATTCTAGAGAAGCATCTGTTCTTATCTAAAGCAACAGATACAGTATCACAGGTAAATTCCCCACAAAAAATGTGGTATAAGAATTATCTGGCAAACTTCTCCAAGTATATCTACGCGGGTGCAAACCCAAGTAATGCGAATGACAGCTTCCACAACATCTTCCCATGTTCAACTGTCTTCAGTCAAGATGCTCAGAATCCCAACCTTTATGAAGCAAATGGTGGATCTGATCCAACCAACTTCTCTAGTCCTGCGGTCCAATCGCAAATGGTTTGGGATAGATCTGCTAATGGATCAATATTCAGTTCTATCGGAAGACATACCTTTGATTTGGGTAAAGGTTTAAATTACACTGCTCAAGGTAATCTCAAATCTGAACTGGGTGATATTGTTACAGCATATCAACTCTTTAATAATAAAGAAGATATTGCGGTTGATTACTTAATTATGGGTCCTGGTTGTGACTCACAAGGAGATAGTCAAGCAAAAGCAAATAAACTTATATCTATTGCTGATGGAAGAAAGGATTGTGTTGCAGTAATTGGACCGCATAGGCAGTCCGTTGTTGACTTAACAAATCCAGTAACTCAAACAAATAATTTGATTGAGTTTTTCGGACCTCTAGCATCCAGCTCTTACGCTGTATTTGATAGTGGATATAAGTATACATATGATAGATTCAACAATCTATTCCGTTATATTCCAACAAATCCAGATATTGCTGGTTTGATGACACGCACCAATTTAATTTCTTTCCCATGGTTCTCACCTGCAGGACAGCAAAGAGGTGTTATTAAAAATGCAATTAAACTTGCATTTAATCCAGATAAGACTCAAAGAGATAGTCTTTATTCAAATAGAATTAACTCTGTAATTAATCAAAGTGGTGCTGGTATCATTCTATTTGGTGACAAAACTGCATTATCATATGCATCAGCATTTGATAGGATCAATGTTCGCCGTCTATTCTTGACAGTAGAACAGGCACTGCAAAAAGCAGCAGAAGCTCAATTATTTGAGTTCAACGATCAGATTACAAGAACTAACTTTGTAAATATCGTTGAACCCTATCTGCGCGATATTCAATCTAAGCGCGGAATTTATGACTACCTTGTAATTTGCGACGAGACCAATAACACACCTGATATTATTGATAACAACGAGTTCAGAGCAGACATCTTCCTGAAGCCTGCTAAGTCAATTAACTACGTCACCTTGACGTTTGTTGCGACGAGAACTGGTGTCTCGTTTGAAGAAGTCGCTGGTAGAGTTTGATCTACTAACTGATTAAATAAACACGGAGGAATTACCCCAATGGCACGCGCTATTAGAACTATCACCGACTTCAAAGCAAAGCTTCAAGGCGGTGGTGCAAGACCAAATTTATTTGAAGTTACTATCCCAGCATTTCCTGCAAGTGTTGGTGAATGGGATGATGATACATTTAACTTTATGTGCAAGAGTGCTGCTTTGCCAGCATCTAATGTTGCACAAATTGAAGTGCCCTTCAGAGGAAGGGTACTGAAGGTTGCAGGAGACAGAACATTTGATGTATGGACTGTCACTGTAGTCAACGATGAAGACTTCAAACTTAGAACTGCTTTTGAGCAGTGGATGAATCAGATCAGTAAACTTGATAATGCAACTGGTGCTACAAATCCATCATCCTACATGGTTGATGCATATGTTCATCAGTTAGGTAGAGGTGCTGCTAGGTTCTCTACAGAAAATACTGATGCTACATCAAATCTTCCACTGAGAACATACAGATTCTACGATATATTCCCAACTAACATCTCTCAAATCGATCTTTCGTATGAGAGTGGAGATACTATCGAAGAGTTTACAGTTGACTTCCAAGTACAATACTGGGCAGCAGCTGGTAATGATCAGACTGGAACGCCTATTGTATAACCTTGATAAATAGTAATAACATTTTTACACTTTAATTATAATGGCTGCCAAGTTATTTGGATTTTCTATTGAAGATGGTGAAAATAAACCGAAAGGTGTGGTTTCCCCCGTTCCTCAGAATAATGAGGACGGGGTTGATCATTATTTAACTAGTGGTTTTTTTGGATCGTATGTTGATATTGAGGGTGTATATAGATCAGAATATGATCTTGTAAAAAGATATAGAGAGATGGCACTGCATCCAGAGGTTGATGGTGCGATTGAAGATATTGTCAATGAAGCCATTGTAAGTGATTCTAATGACAGTCCTGTTCAAATTGAACTGTCAAATTTAAAAGTAAGCGATGGTCTTAAGAAAAAAATTAGAGAAGAATTCAAGTACATTTTAGACATGCTTGACTTTGATAAAAAGTGCCATGAGATATACAGGAATTGGTATGTTGATGGTAGACTTTATTATCATAAAGTAATTGACATAGATAATCCTACAGAAGGGATTCAAGAACTGAGATATATTGACGCATTAAAAATGCGTTTCGTTAGACAAGCAAATAAAAAAAGAAAAGAAGATATTAGATACTTGCCCAGTGGTGAGAAGGATCCAAAAGATACTGGATTTCCAGAGATTCAAGAATATTTTGTATATAACCAATCAGCAAGTCAGACTGGAATTATCAATAGCGGACAAAATTCTGCACAAAATGGAATTAAGATGTCTAAGGACTCTGTTGCATACTGCACTTCAGGTCTTGTTGATAGAAATAAAAATCTTACTCTCTCATATTTACATAAAGCAATTAAGTCACTCAATCAACTTCGTATGATTGAAGACTCTCTTGTTATCTATAGATTATCTCGAGCTCCAGAGCGTAGAATTTTCTACATTGATGTTGGCAATTTGCCAAAAATGAAAGCAGAGCAATATCTGCGTGATGTTATGATGAGATATCGTAACAAACTTGTATACGATTCTAGCACTGGTGAGATTCGTGATGATAAAAAGCATATGAGTATGCTTGAGGATTTCTGGTTACCTCGTCGTGAAGGTGGTCGTGGTACTGAGATCACAACTCTACCTGGTGGCCAAAATCTTGGTGAACTATCAGATATCAAATACTTCCAAGAAAAACTTTATCGATCATTAAATGTTCCATCTTCTAGAATAGGTGGACAAGAAGGATTCAATCTTGGTCGCTCATCAGAAATTCTTAGAGATGAATTAAAATTTACTAAATTTGTTGGTCGTTTGAGAAAAAGATTTT